CATAGAACCAAACGCCGTATCAACGACATTTTGCACTTCTGTCAAATCCGAGGCAAGATTTACAGCTTCTTTTCCTATATTAACAATACCCCTTATTGAAAAACCTGCCGCTAAGATACCAACTATTTTTCCCAAAGATGCTTTTAATCCACCTATAGATTTAGAAGATTTATTTGCACCACTGGATATCTGTTGCATGGATTTAGCTCCACTATCCCCGGCTTTCTTTAAATTTTTTTCTAATGATATAGTTTCCTTATTTAATTTTTGTGTAGCTTTTTGACTTTTATTACTTATGGTCTTACCAAGATTATTCAAATCTTTAGTTGCACCAGTCATATCCAAGCCAGTTTCAATTATAACTTTTCCGTCTGCCATACTACCTCCTTTCTATATTTATGAAAGCAGTTTTTCCAATGCGGCTTTTTCCTCATCGCTCCGCTGTTTTTTCTTTGTGTGTAAATCAATAATATCTTTATATTCTCTATACATTTCCTGTTCGTACTTTTCCAGCTTCTTATGTCTAGCTTTCTTATTTCTTATATTAACAACACTAGCAAACATTCCCTCGCCTATTTCATTAAATAAGCCCATAAATGTCCACCAGTGCATATATTTTTCTGCACGAACCTCTTTTCCTGCCACTTTATTAATAGCCGAAAACATCATCTGTTCGTCCTGTACCCAGTCATATAGTTGAGGTTTAGGTTTATCATCTTGAGTTAAATCCTTCCCACAATCCAAGAACCACATTGCCTTCTCATATGCTTCTTGGATGTTTTCAGGAGGATTTATATAGATAATCTTGACTGTTATAATTATTTTCTCCAGTTTAGATAATTCTGGGTCATTAAAGGCTGTTATAACAGTAAGACAATCTCGATAATCAGTACGGATATCATAGTCTTTTCCATCTACTGTCAATGTTGTAGGAAGTCGCCCTATCATATTACTTCACCTGACTCACATATTTATCAATTCTAGCAGAACTGTTCTGCATTTCCTGCTTGAACTCTTCCTGTATGATAGACATAAATGCAGATAAGAAACGCTCAACAAATGTTATTCCATTAATAGTAGATAAAGAACTTTGATGTCCAAATATTGTAATACTTGTTCCTTCACCGAACAGCTTATCAATCTCTTCCTTGATAAGTTTATCTGTGTTATCAAATATCTCAATAATCTGCTGTTCTGTCTTAGTAGAATCATTTACATCTAAGTCATCCATGTAATGTAAGATAGTTTCTTTCATTTTCATTGCTCTGCCAAAAAACCCCATATCCTTAGGATTAATGGTAATCTGTCCTCTTACATTGCCATGCTCATCTTCAATATCGTATGTTTTTAAACCTGTTTCAATCTTAATACTTGCCATTTGTGAAATCCTCCTAAAATAAAAAATTAAGGATAAGGATAATCAAATACCCTTATCCTTATGATTAATCAATAATTGATTTATAATCATCTAACAATGATTGTGTTTCTGTTATGCTAGTGTCTTGACTAGCTTTCTTTGGGTGTGAATGTTGGTACACCACCTGTGATGGTTACTGTACCCTCTTTTCTGTTGCCATCAAAAAGCACATCAAATGGAATTGATACTCCTGATGTATCACCACCATATGACTGAGGTTTAACAATAACATCTTCCATCCATGCTTTATATGATGTTGATGATGTATCATCAATAAGCACTTCAAGTAATCTTGTTTTACACTTATCACCCTTGAGTCTGTTCATAGCAATATCTCTTAGCTTCTCGTATATGCTATCGTCTGGATTAGCATAGTATGGGTCGGCTGACATGCTAGGCTCATAACCATTATCTTTAACAGTTGTCTCCCCTAAGATATTCTTAGTTGTTTCTGTATCAGGATTAAGCTCAACACTCATATCCTCAATATCCTTACCAATCAAAAACCAACTAGGGGATGCTGAAGATGTACTAAATGTTGAATCAAGATAATGCATTAAGGCTTCTCTCTCTAATTTCATGATTTTAAACTCCTTTCTTCATTATATGTTATTCTTGTCTGAAACTGGTACTTTGCTAACTGTTGTGTAGAATCAATCAATAAATTAGGTACATTAGTCAATACTTCTATTCTTAATATGGTATTGTTCTCACCAAAATCTGGGTAGTTATCAACACTCAATGTATCAAGCCATTCAGCAAACTTATTAACTTCATCCATAGCCTGCATATTAATATCACTTGTACCCTGATTATCATATTGAGTAATCATATCAATTCCAAACAACAATTCATGCTGTTTCGTTCCATCTATAAATCTTTTTGTAACTCGATTACCAGTGACACTGTTCATGGCAGTAGTCCCAACAACTGTCGGGGTTGCGTTGAAATATAACCAGTTATTATTCATAAGGGGTAGATAGTTTTCAGATAACCATTGATTGATATTGTTATATAAGTTCATATTTCATCACTTCCTTTTTAAGTAATTGGTTACTGCCCTTGCTACAGTATCTTTGAAAGCGTTGTAAGCAGGAACTTCCCAATGGCTTGTAGCCAGTGGATTTTGTTCCTTACTATAATTTAATGGTGTGTCTGTTGGAATCTTAGTTACTCCAGGACGGCTCCAAAATCCATAATCTGGGTCATAGAAAGCTCCTTTTCCTGTAATAGGGTCAACATATAATTTTCCTTCCCATTGATAATGAGCATATGGTGAATTATATGTGACTTGATATGGTTCGATTGAAATATTCTGTGCAAGTGTTCCTTCTCGCATTGGAACATACTTGGCAAAATATCTTGACCATTCACTGGCTACGAATTTTCCCACATCATCATCTAAAATCCTGCTAATAGTACCTTTTGGGTCATAAATTGTTGTTGTGACCTTAGTAGTACTCATTATACACCACTCACTTTCAATCTTATAGTAGCACCATGTTTATGTGATACTTCTATAATACTTCGCACCTCACATACTAACGGCTTATAGCTGTTTTTTAAAGTCATTATATTGTTAGGTTGTATATCTTCATCAACCTGTGTCAGGAAGATATAATCACCTTGTGATAATGTATAGAAGCCGTCTTTATTAGCTAACTTCTTCCATTCAATATATGACTTATAGTACTTATCAAAGGGTATTAAGATTGTAAATACTTCACCTACGCTTACTTGTGTTCCATTTACATCTGTCACACGCTCTTTAGAATAAGTGATGTCATGCAATTCTGTCTTATACCATACATCTAATCCAGTGACACTATCTGTTCGATTAAGTCTGTTTGCAATCGTTATAACTTTCGCTTCCATTGTTTCCTCCCTCTGTATAATAACTCGGGGTATTCCCATAAATACTCAGCTACAAGATTACTAATCTGCTTATCTATAACAGATGTGCCGGATAATTGTGATGTAGTCGTGTTGGCATAACCAAAACTCTCAATGCCGTTTGAATAACTGGATAAGTTATTAGGTGCATCTATATCTACCTTTTCCCAAAAGCTCGTTCCAACCCTGAAACATAACATCTTGACTGCTTGTGGTACTTGAGATAGATTCTTAATTCTGCCATTAGTTAGATAGTCAATTTTACTTTCAATCTCGAACTCATTTTTATTGAAAGTGGTTTCGTCCATTGTACCACCAAGCTCTTTATACTCACTATAAGAAAGATACATGGAACCCACCTCCTAACTACTTAATTGCTTTCTTTCTTGTTCTCGTTGTTTTAGGTGCTTCTTCAACAACATCTTCTGTTTTAGGTGCTTCTTTCACAATAGCCTCCGTTGGCTCTTTATATTCAACAGCACCATATTTCAGGTACTGCCGAATTAAAGATTCATTGTCGGTATTCAAGATTACACCACTATTTAGCTGTAATCTCATATGCTACCTCCTGATTATTCACTATCTGCATTGGATGTTACTTTAGTCTTACCAGCTCTTACAACCTTAGAATCTGTTGCTGTAAGCTCAACTACAACAATATCATTGTTTGTTGTGGCTGTGATTTCATCTGTACCATTCCAAGCTGTATATCCTTCTACTGTTGCTCCTAACTTAGGAACATCAACTGATTCTGCTGTCTTATAAGAATATGTGTTAGTGCCTGTCTTAGTTGGAGAAACTGTAAGAGCTGTCTTACCTGTTTCTGTGCCTGCCTTAGAAATAACAGTCATTGTACCTGTAGCAGAGTAGAAGAGGATTGTTTCTGGTGTGACTGCCTTAGTACCATAGTAGAAGAATAACTCAATAGCATAAGCCTCAGACATTGGAATCTTTTCTGCTGAATATGCCTGACTTCTTACTGGCTGTGCTACAGAACCATCAACCTGAACGATAAAGTCACAACCTGCTGGCATGTTGATTGTTGAAATAAATCTAACACCATGAAATCTGTCAAATGTTTCAGCCGCTGTGTCAACATTAGCGTTATGAACAACCTCATCAAGGTACTTTCTCATCTTGCTATATACTGCTGGTGTAACTTCTACAGATAACATATTTCTTGGAATACCATCAATATAATCATTCTTGAGTGTTTCAAGTGTTACAATAGCTTCCTCAATAATATCCTGGATTGCTGTTGCTTCTGTAGATGGTGTAAACTGTGTACCACTAGCAACACACTCTGCAAAGAAAGCTCTATCAAGCTCATTAGCCATCTGCATTGCATGGTTAGCACTTCTTCTTGTAATAAGTCCATCAACACCTAAAAGGGATACATCCTTCTGTTCAACTTCTTCAATAAACTCTCGGTCTGTATCAATAGGAATTGTTACTGGCTTACCTTTTACAAGCTCACCCTTACCCTTTCCTCTGGCTGTACCATAGGCGTTAGACTTAGCATTAACGAATCTCTTCGCTTCTACTGTGCCTGCTGTTGGGTCTCCAGATAAATCTGTGTTCTTTAACTGTCCTGAGATTGTAGCTTTCTGCACATTCTCAATAACTCCATCGTATGCTTCTGATAAAAGCATCTTACCCTGTGGGTCAAGTAATACTTCTAATGATGTAATTCTTGGCATTTTTTAATCTCCTTTCTAAATTACCAAATTAATGGTCTTTCTTTAGGTTCAT